AAATTAAATTAAAAACTAAAAATAAACATAATGGAAAATTACAATAACGAATTTGAAACGATTTTAATTAATAAACTTACCAATAAACAAAACAGGAAGCAAATAACCAAAATAATTGGTTTAGCTGCTCTATGGGTTGCAGGAGCATACGCCTCAATGTATGCAATATTAGTTTTCTTTGTTTGGTTTAATAATGACTTTTTAAAATCAATATATTTATGATAATAGACTATAATAAATTTAAAGATAATTTGTACCTTAGTATAGTTGTACATATACAAAATAAAATGTCGCCTTCAGATTATCATTTTTTGGCGACTAAATGTTTAGAAATAGAAAAAAGAATTCAAGAAATACAAAAAAGATAAAAATACCCTTTTTTCATAGTAGGAAATTCGTCTAAGTTAAACTTAGGCGTTTTTTTTATAACTTAGCCTCATGGATAATAACCAAAGAGGAACATTTGCGGAATATTTATTTGCAACAAAATGTCTTGAAGTGGGTTATAATGTTAGTTTTCCATTAACTGATTCTTCTGTTTACGATTGCATTATTGATACTGGAAAAGAACTTTTAAAAATACAAGTCAAATCAACGACTAGAACTCCTCCCAAAAACAGAAATAATGTACAGGCTCATTTACAAAACAGCAAGTCAATTTATAGTAAAGATTTAGTTGATTTTTTTGCTGTTTACGTTCATTTTTATGATGGGTTTTTTATTTTTAGAAATAAAGGCGAAATGCAAACAATAAGATTAGGTTTAAATGGTAAGAATAAAGTTTTTTTTAATAACTTTGCTTTTGTTTAGCTTATGGAAACGAAAAGTTTTTATTTGTTTAGTTTAGTTTGTTCGAGAGTCGATTTAGGTCGGCTCTTTTTTTTTATCTTTGTTTAAAATATACGATATGAAAATATTAATAATTAAAGATGTTTTTTCTTCTAAAGGCTGGAGGCATGTTGGAGACATTATCGAAATAGATACTAAAACTTCAAACCAATATATTAAAAAAGGAATAGCGGTACAGTATAAAGAGGAAAAGGCTAAAATAGAAACAAAAGAACATAAAGCGCCTAAAAAAAGAAATACTAAAAAATCTAAATAATGCCGTCAATAAAAATTAATAGTACTGTAGGCAGCGAAATAGTAACTGTTTCCGATGCAAAAAATTTCATTAGAATTGATACAAGTGATGACGATACTTTACTTGCAACTATAATAGAACAGGCTAGGTTAGTTTGTGAAAATTATATTTCGGCAGATATTGTTTCTAAAAATAGAACGTACTATTTAGAGTCGGCAAACGATAGATTTGAAATTCCTTTTTCGCCTATTGCCTCAATTAGTTCAGTTACTGTAGAAGGTTCTGCAGCAACCTATACAAGCTATGGAGCAAATGACGAAATTTTGTCTTTAGAAAAATTATCGGCAAAAGATATTGTAATTACTTATATAACTACCGGAATAAATAACGGCCTTTTAAAGCAAGCGATACTTCAATTAGTTTCTACACTTTATGACAACCGCTCTGACATTACAGTTATGCAAGGAATTTCATTTGTTAAAATTCCAACGGATGTAAAAAGCCTTTTAAGTTCAATGAAAAACCCATTTATTTAATGGATGCAGGAAAATTAGGCACTAGAGTTGTTTTAAAAGAACTTACTAAGGTTTCGGACGGTTTTGGAGGTACTACAGCAACTTTAACAACAAACGGAACCGTTTGGGCTTCAGTTCGTGAAATAAAAGGCGATATTGAAGGGGAGGGGTATAGCCGAGGCAGGTACTTAAATATAGAGGTTATAATGCGAGAAAAAACCGTTAACGACAATTCTATAAATGAAAACACTGTTTTAAAAATTCAATCTAAAGCTGGTGATTATAAAATCAAAAGTATTTTTGAAGATTATAAAAATAAGTTTGTAAAAATTGTAGCAGTAAAAACGGACTAATGAATGGAATGAATGTAAATAAAGCCGATTTAAGGCGTATTAATTCAAAACTTAGGCAAATAGGTGTTGACGGGGAGAAGAATGCTGCAGAGGCTTTAAAATCGTTTTCTATTGGTGCAGCAAATGATATAAGAAAAGATTCGCCTTACGATACCGGAAACTTAAGAAGAAGTATAAAGGGCGAAATGGTTACACCAAAACAAGCTTTAGTAGAATCTATAGCTTTAGGCGAAGATGATTATGATTATGCTCCGGTTCAAGAGTATGGCAGCCCTACAAGAAAAGGAGAGCCGTATTTTTACCCAAACATATTTAAAAACCTTAAAAAGACTATGGCATTATTAAAGGCAAAAACTAAAAGAAGCGTAAAGAAATGAATGAAGCCCTGCACCATATTAGAAAAAAATATATTGATTTAATTACAGGTAATATTGATATAAATGGAACTAATGTCCCGATTTATAACGTTGTACCTATAGGCGAAAACACGCCTTTTATAAGAATATACAGTTACATTCAAGAAGAAATTGACTATAATAATACTAATTTCAACACCGAGTGCGTTACTAGAATTGAACCTATAACATCTTTTATTAGTGATTCTGGAGGTGAGTATCATTTGAATTTAATAATAGACGGTATTTTAAGTTTAATAAGAACCCAAACAAACATTGATTTAACCGCCGAAGGTTTTAACGTTTATACAACTACTATTGATAAGATAAGGTATTTTGAAGATTACAAAAACGATGAAACCTATTACCGAGCTATAATAGAAGTGTCAAATAAAGTAGAAAAAATATGAGGTATATAAGTAAACATATTAGCTGGTCTGAAGCAACGCATTCAAATACAGCACAAGAAAAAGAAATAGAAAACACGCCTAACGAATCGCAAATAGTGGCGATGAAAAAAATCGCTAAAGAGGTTTTTGAACCTTTGCGTATTTGGGCAAACGAACCAATAAGGGTAAATAGTTTTTACCGCTCTCCGGCTCTTTGCGAAGCTTTAAAATCAAAAGCAACTAGCCAGCACACGAAAGGTCAAGCTATTGATATTGACGCTACAGGAAAAAAGACAAATGCTGATTTGTTTAATTACATAAAAGATAACTTAGAATTTGACCAATTAATTTGGGAATTTGGAGACGATGAAAATCCAGACTGGATACACGTTTCTTATGTCGGTGTTAATGGTAACAGAAAAAAAGTATTAAAGGCGGTTAAGAAAAATAGAAAAACAACGTATAAAATTTATGCTTAAAATTTTAATGTCTTTACTGGGTAAGAACAACTCTGGGAAATCTAATCTTGGGGGGCTTGCTATGGACATTAGAGAGGCGATAAAAGGCAAAGAATTAGACCCTCAAAAATTAATTGAATTGCAATCAGAGATAAATAAAGTAGAGGCTCAGAGTCGACATTGGTTTGTTTCGGCTTGGCGACCATTTATTGGATGGATTTGCGGTTTAGCTTTTGGATTTCATTATATAGTAATGCCACTGCTTTTAGCTTATACAGACATTAAGCCTGTAGAGTTTGACACCAATAGCCTTTTTACTGTCCTTATGGGAATGCTAGGATTAGGCGGACTTAGAACATACGAGAAATTAAAAGATAAAACTAGATAATGGCTACAAAAGATTTATATTCAGCAAATAACTTTCACCGTATGAGTTTTGGTGATTTTGGATTTAGATTATTAGACCACCCGGGAACTGATGCAACTCCAGTTGGAGAGCATTTCTGTATGATTGAATGTATTTCAACAAATGCAACTATCAGCCTTACAAATGACACGGCAAACGGTGATACTTCTTTAATTGATTACACTTTAAAAGAAGGGCAGATAATATATGGTAATTTTACTGATATTACTTTATCTGGAGGTCACGTTATATGCTATTTAAGGCGTTCCTATTAATTATGATAGGTTCTACTAGAGGATTAAAGCAAATGGCTATAAAAAGGCGAAAACTTGTTATAAAAAAGAATCAAGCCGAAACAATTAATAAATGGCAAGAAACTGATAAAAGTTGGAACGCTGATAGTGATAACTGGGAAGATTTATTTTGATTAAATTTGTAAAAAATATTTAGATGGGTACTACATTAACTGGCAATAAAATAAAGGATACTTACAAATCGCTTGTAAAATTAAGTGATTCTGGTGAGGCTGGGAGTAGTGGAAAACAACTTTCAGACGGAAACGGAAACGATTTAGGTATTTATGTAGATACCGACGGAGCTTTTGGAATCGGTACAGCGCCTACTTTTTCCTTAGATGTTTCTGGAAAAACTGACGGCGTAGCTTTACCCGTTGGAACGACTGCAAACAGGCCAACCGGCTCGGCTGGAATTATTAGGTATAACGCTACTGATTCGGTTCTTGAGTATTATGATACTGCCTTTAAAAAAGTAGCTTCAGAAACTTACGTTAATGCCCAAGTAAATACAGCGATAACTAATTTAATAGATGGCGCTCCCGCAACTTTAGATACCCTTAACGAATTAGCAGCGGCATTAAATGACGATGACGCATTTCATACTACAATAACAAATCTAATAGCAACAAAGCAGGCCACAATAACAGGAGCAGCGACAACCATTACAGGGGCTGATTTAACGGCTTCTAAGGTGCTTATATCAAACGCCTCTGGAAAAGTAGCT